ACCAGTTTGGAAGAACATATTTAATGCTTCTTGTGGATTATAATTTGTACCGTTACCTAAATCAACTTCAGCTAAACCGTCGGCATCTAAGTAAACACCATCAGGTACTAATCTTGACATTACTTGTTGTAACTTTAAGTGAGTTAGCTGTATCATATCAGCAAAACCTGTTACCCTTTTTACTAATGATTCTATTCTTCCCTTGTATATTCTCGGTGCATGTATAGCATAATTCATTTTAACCTTAGTATAATCACTCTTTGGTCTTAACATATTTTGAGCTAAATTCCACTTTAATAATTTTTTTGTACCTAATATTAATGCTCCTTCGTATAGAACTTCTAGTGAGTTAGATAATTTTTCAAATGGAACTTCACCAACAGCTTCAAATGAATCATCTTTTTGTATAGCCTTTGAACCACCCGTACCTGTTTGTTTTAACTTATATACTTCATTGTTATATGTTTTATAATTAAAATATAATACTTGAGCGATATTATTATCAACATTATTATCATTGTATGATGAACTGTATCTATTTGCCGCGTATGCATTTTGATGTGGTTGATCTTCTATTTCCAATAAATCTTCATTTGTTAATTGTGGAAATTGTTTTTTTAACTCGTTTATAGGTATATTTTTTACTTCACCACAGTAATATATATCATCAAAATACGGAGACTCAGTGTATGAGTATACTAAATTAGCAGGATCAACATAATCAACTGTTATACCTGATGATGTATCAAAGTTATTTTTAACGGCAGCTATACCAAGCACCGCTATATCATAATACAATCTTTTTAATGTTTGATCGTATTTATTACCATCAAACAAAACGTTTATTGCTTGCTCCTCTGCTATTTCTATTGATTGCTTATAAGTTAATTGCATGTGAAGCTCTAACTCTTCTTGTGAACCAGGTAATTCTGCTTTATCGTTTTCATATAGATTAATACCAAACTGATTTATAGCCTCATCTTGAAACTCTGCCGTTTGCATGTCTCTTATTATTGACTCCATATATTCAGTTCTTTTTTGAACACCAAATGGATCTTGAGAATATGCTTTAATATCATAAGCCCTTTCTGCTATACCATTAACAACAATATCAACAAATTTTGGAATTACAGGGACTGGTGTCCAGTCTAGATTTAGATATGATAAATCACCGTTAATTGATAATTCATCTTTATATTTTTGAACTGATTGTTCGCCTCTTGCATATAATCTTAACTTGTGAAAATCTTGTTGGTTTAAACTAAATCTATTAGAATTAAAGTCCTTACCAAACCATTCAGCTTCAATTGCTTGACCTACTTTTAATCCGTACTCGTAGCTGTTCTTTTCTTGATCACTGACTACTTGACTTGGAAAATAATTTTGTGCACTTTTTGTGTTCATCTTTTATTTTATTATTTGTGAAGTAAAACCTTCGTTATTATACTTTGAAAAACTTAAGTCTACTTTTGCTTTTTGAATCTTTTTATTCGGCTGATAAAGGTGTCTATTACATGCCATAATAGCAAGCCCGCTGCTAATAGTAGCATCAAACTTAGTACGCTTAGTAATATCAAACCTCGACCAATCATTTAGTGTTCTGTTAAAATACATGTTACCACAACCTCCATCTGACTTTAAACCTACATTTTGTTGTATGTAAGTTTCAATAGCTGCCGCGTGAGCTTGCTTTATATCTTCACTAGAATTTGGTATACCACCTATTTCTTTTTCTGTGGTTGATAGTTTATTCCAAACTTTATCTGGCCTATTCATTGAATAACCTCTATAACCGCGTCTTCTTAAATGATACAATAAACGTGGTTTGTTATTCTCTGCAAGTATTGGCATGCCATAAAACACTAATGCCATTAAAACATCTTCAAAAAATATTTCAGCGGTTGCTGGTCTAGCCACATACTCTAAAAAGAATTGACTAGGAGGCGCGTCCTCCATACTAAACTTTGTTAATCCATGTAAAGCACCATTAGATCCTAAACCGTCTACAGTACCTGATATATCATAACTATCACAACCAAAAGCACCCATGTGTTCATTGCCTGGATAATTAGTTCCGTTTTTGTCAATTACTTTATTTTGCAAATGTGACGGTGGTACCCAACTAACTTTAAATCTACCGCCTGGATCTGGGTAAAACTGTACGTTTGAATCTTTTACCCCGTTAACCCACTGAAAATTACCAGTAGATACACCTTGATTTGTTTCTTCGTTGTAATCTATTTGTTCGTATATTTTTACTAGATTAAATATACTATTCTTTGTTTCATCTCTAAACGCATGTTCTTCAGATCTTGGAAACTGTCTGTAAAACTCGTTTAATGCATCTTGATCATTTTTTAAACCATCTGCTTCATTTTGCCAGTGATCTATAACGCCAGTATCAATAATGTCGTTGTGTGGGCCGTGGATCTCGTTATCTGGTGTATCAAACACAGGTAAGCCATACTCATCCATAAATCCTTCATAGTTCCACTCCATTGGTATAAAAAACGAATATAGTCCTGAAGCTGTTTGGCCATTTTTATTTCTTTTAGTTACGTCAGAGTTATAATATAATTTCTTAAAATTATCACCACCTTTATCTAGTGCATTACAAGTACTACCCATCATACACTTACCTATGATTCTACTACCTAATCTTAGAGTTGTTTTAGTTACTCTCCAGTTGTTTAATATATTATCTGGTCTTTCCCACTTGCCTGATTCATCATGTGCAAGAAGTTTTAGTTTCTCACCATCATATGAATTATCACCGGTGTTTTTCCAATCGATAGTCGTATCAAGACCGGTAAGTTCTTCTGGTTGATCGCTGGCAGCAACGGTAAGCTTTCTTCTTGTAAGCTTAGACGCTGGTACTCTGTACGCCAACTCTGTCTTCGGCCTGTCCATTCCATCCTGTATAGGTTTGAAAAAGAAAGGATAGTTGACTGATATTGGAACAACTTTATCCGTGAACATCTTTTTAGCGTCGGCACCAGACTTAGATAATATACCGAATCTTGCATCTGATGATATTGTGGCAAGGTTAACGATTTCACCTGAGGCCATAAATGAAAAACCAGATCGTCTGTTTTTAAGGTAACACATGCCATATGATCTTGTATCTGATTTACAAGCTTCCCAGAATATAAAGAATAATCTATTTGCTTCTCTAAAATCAGGGTGTCCAACGTCAATCTTTGACCATTGGAGGTACATGTAATGAGTACCAGTAACATAAGTAGCAACACCCTTGTTATAAAACCAGAAACCATTTTCTCTTCTTTTAAATTCATCCTCTATGTAATCAATATATTTGTTTTTAAACTCACCAGGATATTCTCTCCAATCAAATATTGATTTTATCTTATTGAGTTCTTTTGGGTATGGCATCACTTGCCATTTGTCATTTTCAAACTTATGTATTTTCTTTGGCGCTTTTGGTAATGCTATTTGAAAGTTTTGTATTTCTATTATATCACCAATCTGCCCTGTCTTAGATATAACAACAATGTCGTGTTCTTTATTATACCCGTACTTCCACTTTTTACTTTTGTTTAACCTATTAACAGTTGTTAACTTTATTGGTTGAACAATTTTGTATAATGTTTGGTTGTACATTATGTAGATCTGTTTTCAGCAAAGCCGCCAAAAGCTTGTGGCTTATCTTCTTTCAATTTACCATCTAACATATTCTGCTCGTCTTGTATTTTGTTTAATATTTCAAACGCATCAAATATAGCTAGCTTTTTAGTTGCTGCTGCATTTTTTAATCTATCAGCTGATACATCTTCTTCTGTATCTATAATTTCTTCTTTGGCTACTTTAATTAATTCATCAACCGCCTTATAACCAGCTTGGATTATATTCTTCTTCTTGTCCTTGATATTCATATTTAATTGTAATTGAATTAGTTAACACTCTATATAACCTCTCGCGCTCTATAACAAACTCAAACTTACTATTGGGACTAAACCCCACTAAAGTATTTTTTGTTATTCCTAGCGCGTCTAAGGAATTATTAGAATATTTTAAAACACCAATCAAAGGTTGTTCTTTTTCCTCACTAAACTTCTCATATGATTTTATTGGTTTTACAAAACAATACTCATCAGGCGCAGTCCATATACCTTTACTTTTATATAAAAATATTTGGTCTTTAGCAACACAGTATGTATGCTCGTCTATAAAGCTTCTACTGTTTTTCTCTAAGCCCTCTGCGTTATACCAACGTCTAAATACATTATGGTGAAGAATTACTTCATCACCAATTTGTATATTAGTATCACCAACTTTAGGTAACGCTTTTACAACTCCTGTACGGTTTATCATTAAATGATCTTCTATTGAAGCGTTCAGCACGAGTTTAGTATCACCTACTTGTTTCGTGTTGTTGTAGCGTTTACCTTTTGGTGTTATGATAAAGTCAAATAACCCTTTCAATACTCTAGGTTATACTCGACTGATATTGCCATGTTTTTATTAAAGTCTTTCCATGGTAATACGTCTTCATTTTTTTTAATAAACACACTATATTTGTCTTTACCGTCTATGATATCACAAATAGTGTGCCCGCCATAAACCTCTTGACCTACAGAATAGTGCATAGCATCGTTCTTGTAATCTTTGCCAACACTAATTTTTCTTATTAGTTTCATCTTCCTCTATTTTTTGATATTCACCTGAGTTAACATCAATGTTCAACTTATCACCCTTACCGTACAACACATCCATCTTCTGATGAAACTCTTCTAGTTGTCTCTGTAAATTTATAATAGCTTGTGCTATTACTACCTTTTGTGTTTCTAAAGTACCAAGTCTAAGCTTAGCTTGATTAATGTTAGAAACTCTATCTTGTAATTCTTTTAGTTCGTCTTTTTTTATTTTCATTGTATTAAATTTTATTTTTTATTTTTTGGTTTTCTGCTATCAATAAACCAATTTTTATATTTATCTCTTTTAGCAGTTATGTATTCAAAGTACTTATCAACTTTTTCTTTCCAGTTTTTATCTATCCTAGGACATATAACTCCTGATTTAGGACTTGAAAAAACTTTGTTGATATAATTTCTTGCATCATGCTTGTTATCAAACAAATGATTACTAACACAATAAAAAGATCCATAAAATATATTGTTCCATACATCAAATGGTTCTATGTCT